CCTGCCACTTTGCGAATGCCTTGCTGCTACCGACTTTTCCGAGAATCCAGTTTACACCGCTGATCACGCCGTTGACCGCACTGCCGATCGGGGAAATGATGGCATTTGCCACGCCGGACATCGTGCTTTTCAGGGAATTTTTCAAATTCCGGAAACAGTTTAAGATATTATCACTGATCGTTCCGAACGCCCGAGATGCATTGCCCTTCAAATCTGACCAAGTATTTTTCAAACTGCTGCCGATCTGAGACCAAGTGGAAGTCGTATTTCCGTGCAGGTTTGTCCACTTCTGAGCCACTGTACTGCGGATATTCTCGAATTTTGACGACGCATCCGAGCGGATCCCAGACCATTTCTGGGCAAGGCTGGTCTTCGTGTTATTCCAGCTTATCTCCGTGTTCTGACGTACAGAAGACCATTTATCTGAAATTTTGGAACGGATTTCCTCAAATTTTGTTTTGGCATCATCGCGGAGATTCGCTATTTTCTTCGACGTATCATCGTTGATCTGTTTCCACTTTTTCGAGGTATCTGTCTTTACTTCCTCCCATTTTTTACTGATGGCATCCTTGATTTCGGAGAATTTCTGCTTGATATCGGAGATCTTATCCGTGATTCCATTCAACATGCCTTCGATGAGATATTTTCCCATCTCAGCCATAACTTTGGACGGGCTGTGAATCTCGAATACACTTTTGAAGCCTTTCATAAACGGATCAAAAATATTCTTCTTGATCCAAGCTCCGATGCCGATAATTGCATCCCGAATTCCCTTAAGGAATCCAAGGAAAGCGTTACCGCCGCATTCCTTCGTTTTCTGAGCAAAATACTTTTGAGCAGACTTAAATGTCTCGCCGACCAGCCCACCAATCAGAGCTCCAAGCGATCCAAATGCTGCTCCAAATCCGCGTGCAAGTTCGCTGACGATGCCAGACCAGTCAATTGATACAACAAACGTTCTTACGGAATTTCCAAGTTTCCGCCAGTCCGTCTGCTCCAGAACAGCTACAATGGTATTGAGTAAACCTTTTGCAAGATCACCAACCCGTACTCCGTTTCCTGCCCAGTCGAAATCTGTAATTGCGGTATTCAGCCCGCCTGCAAGATCCTGTCCGAAGCCGGTCCACTTGAAGGTCCGCGCTGCTTCACCGATAACTGCAAATACCGCATTCCACTTCTGCGCATACAGATGACCGATTCCCGGCCAGTCTACAGTATCTGCGGCACCGTTCAGCCCATCGCCGATAAATTTTCCGACGGAATCCCATCTGGTGTTATCCAGAAAGGCATTGATACCTCCTACACCGGTATTGACCGCCTCAGCGATCGTTTTTCCGATGTTGGTACCAAGATCTGGTACTTCAACGAAACCGCTGATAAAGGTACCAATGGACTTGCCGACTTTCCGTGACGTGTTCTGGATCGGTCCCCATGGAATCCGATTCAGCGCATCATTCAGTTTTGTACCGACAATCTGTCCGATCTCCGTGAAATCTGCATTTTTCCATGCATCTTTCAGCTTTTTCGCAAAATCAGTGATTTTGCTGTCAAGCGGAACGGACTCGAACATGTCCGCTGGTGTTAAACCACCTCCTGTACTGGTGTCTGCGTTATCATCACTGTCGGAATTGTCATTCAGCTTGTTGATCTGATCGAAACCGAACAGCGTGTTCTGCAGCTTCTTATTTTCTTTGTTGGCTTTCTTCGCGCTGTCTGCGTTGGAGTTTAAGCTCTTGGCATAGTCCTGATTGACTCTTTTTGCTGCTACAAAGCCGGACTGACCAGTCAGTGACGCAAAGAGCTGTCCCAGCGCCGTTACGGCTGCCGTCACTTTCTGAATCAGAAGATTCAGCATCGGTGCTGCTGCATTCAAGATCGGCGCAAAAGCTGTTGCCAGAGCATTCTTTAACTGTGTCAGGGACGACATCAGCATGGAAAGGCTGCCGTTGGTACTGTCGCTGTACTGCGCCAGATTATTCATGCCCTCTGTCAGGACACTGCGCAGTCGATTGACCAATGCGAAGAGGGAACGAATTCCCAATCCGTACATCAGCAGCCCCTTCAGACCGCCCTGAAATCCGCCGGCTGTATTTCTAGCTCCTCTACCAAGACTTAAAAGCCCTTTTGCAAACCGCCCGGCGGCAGAAATGCCATTACTGAAACGATGGATCAGAGATGCGGCTGCTCCGGAACACTTCTTGATTTTTGTAGATGCCCGTTCGGCCTCTTTTGAAATCATTCCAAGAAGTCGGCTGATATCTCCCCAGCCCTTACCAACTTTGGTACCCTCAAAGGCCTCTTTCAAGTTTGCTTTCAGGCGCTCCTTAAATGCCTTTATTTCATAAAGCATTCCGGATATTCCGGTGATTTTGGTTCCTTTCATATCAGTTCCGGCATTTTCCATATTTGCTTTCATGTTCTGATATTTCGCCTGTTCCTGCGTTGCCTGATTAATCGCTTTCTGATTTTTGATCCAAGCGTCTGTTCCCCGATCCACGCCGTCTGCCCGCATCTGCGTCATCTGACTCTGATATTTTCCGAGTTTTTCGGATGCCTGCTCCATCTGGCCAGAAAGTTTTATAGCTGCTTCTGTTGGCTGCCATTCCTTTCCTTCCTTTCGCAGTTCTTTTATCTTCGCCTCCAGCGCCTCGACACGATCCAGGCTTTTTGACAGTTCCTCTTCGATATTTATGAGTTTACCGTCAGAGTCTACATCTTGCATGGTAAGCCTGTTTTTTCGTCTGTTCTCATATTCCTGCTTCAGATTTTCGAGCTTTTCCTTTTCAACTCTGTATTCTCCATCCACTTTTGCAAATTTGGGAGCTACTTGCTTTTCTTTGCCATCCTGTTCCAGTTCTTCCATTTTTTTCTTCAGTGCATCCAGTTCCCGCTGCGCTTTTTTCGCAGAATCGCTGACTTTCTGATATTGTTCAGACATTCCCTGACTCTGCCCCATCTGCTCCAGAGCTTTTTCTTCTTCACGAAGCTGTCTCAGCTTTCTTTTAGCATTGTCCGCTTCTTTCTGCACGGTTTTGTATTCCTCTGTATACACCTTGGTACCGGCCTGCACCTGTGCTTCTTTGACAATTTGACGCATCTTTTTTGCCAGTTGCTGAGCCTTTGTTATTTCACCAGAAAAAGCCTTCACAGAACTTTGCTTTTCCATATTACCAGAAGCCTCTTTTACCATATCCTGCGCTTTTTTCAGTTCTTTCTTCAATGGTGCGTTAGTGGCCTCAATAACAACCTGCAATTTTGCAAGATCTTCTGCCATCGTTTTCACCTCCTTCCTATTTTTAAAAGGAGAGACGACATCAGTTCTCTTCCATCTGATGTCGTCTCTGGTTGTATCTCGCGGCATCTTCCCGCCGCTTTTCGTAATACTCTTTCAGTTTTTCCTGTTCGAATGCCTGTTTTTCTTCCTCGAACAGTGTCGGATAATACTCCCACGGCTCCGGAAGCGGATCTCCTTTTTGTAACGACACATACCGCGCGGTCACTTCCGCCTGCAGGAAGGACAGCCCCACCTGCTGCTTGAATTTCCGGCGTTCCTTCCGATGGTAACTTGCCATCAGATCCGCAACCTCCAGCGGCGACAGTTCCCAGAAGAGCGCCGGGCGGATGCCGCAGTCCAGAGCCTGTTCGTACAGCTCATCCAGATCATCAGAAACAAGCGTTACATCATTTCTTTTGCCTCTTCCAGGCTCTTCATGATACTGTCCGCCTGATCCTGCGGGAAAAAACCGGAAACCACCATCGTCGGCATGACGATCTGGGTGTAGAAGGTGATCTGATCGCCGCCGTCCTCGGTCCATTTGTCATACAATTTCTGGACATCCTCGTATTTCAGCTTGTGTGTCCACGGAGCTGCTGCCGCCTGCACTACCGTAATCATGACAGACAGCGGCGGGATATCACCGCCGGCAACCAGATTCATGATATTCATCTTGTATTTGTTCTCCAGAATCTCAATCATCCGCGTATTCAGCTTCAAACTCAGTTTTCTGTCCCCTACTTCCCAGTAGTGAAACGGCCGTCTTTTCGGCTTTTTCTCCTCGATGCTTGTGATTTTGTCGGATTTTTCTTTCTCCTCTACACCGATTTCTTCATCAATGCCGCCAGCAAATTCGCTCATTTATGTACCCTCTCTTTCTTCGCTTCTTTACGATGGATCCGTCCAGGTAAGATCACTCTGTACCAGCATAGTCAGTTCGAACTCAACCACACCATTGACACCACCACCGGTACGCTTTACGGAAACGTACGCGCTGAAGCTGCACTTTGTACCATCTGCTGCCGTTTCCTGGAAATCCAGCAGATCCTTGTTCTCCTGCGCAGTTCTCATGAGCCGATACGGAGAAGTAGCTTTTGTATTGTCGTATTTGAACTTATAAGTCATTTCCGGCAGATCGCCGATTCCCTGCTCATATACTTTGTGAGTATCTGTCAGGCAGGTGTTGTCCACCTTCTCGGCCTCCACTCCAATCTCCGGAATCTCTTTCAGACCTGGAAGATCTGTGTAGGCACTTTCTGCCGCACCGTGTTTCTTGTATCCTAATTTTGCACCATTTGCTAACATATTTGCTCCTTTCCTAAGCCGGCCAGAATACCTGCTCCGACTCCATATCGATAATTCCTTCGTAACGCATCACCTTGTGCTTCATGCCGGACGGATCCGGCGTGTCCTGACAGAGGATTCGCACCAGACCGAGCTTCGACAATGCAGCATCTACCTGCATGGCGGCTTCGGATGTAGACCGGTTATTCCAAATATCAATCCGGTACCGCACATAGGATTTTTCTTCCTTGTCCGTGCGCTCGTATACCTTATTATCCTCTTCTGTGTACTGCACCGCAGGCAGTGCCGCCCAGTCTTTCGGGTACTGGTCCGTCACATTCTCAAATACGGCATCCAGCGCCGCATATACCTGATCTTTTACGTTCTTCAAAACTGTTTTCTCAGCTCCTCTCGTATCACCTGCTCAATCTGTTTCTCATTGTTCTTCAGTGCCGGATACATAAAAGGTTGCGCTGCCTGTCCGGTACACTGATAGAATCTGCCCTCCGGTGTGTCAATGTAGAACCAGCCGCATTTTTCTGCAGTCTCCCTGTCAACCTCGTTCCAGCCGCTGCCTTCGTGGATCCACCAAGGCGATTGTGTATAAACCGGCGTTGCATCCGGCGAGATGCCCTCGTGGTTCGCCTGTCCCTTCGGGCCGGTACCAAATTCCACATATGGACCGTATTTCTTATCTGTATAACAGATGCCGGTTACATTCCGGCCTTCTGCCTCTACCACTGTGAAAATGCTTCCCCTCAGTTCACCGTGATCTACCGGGCATTCCGCCCGCGCCGCGGACTGGACCAGCTTGATTCCTTTTGAAACCGCTTTGCTGATCTCAAGCTCTGAGGCATTTTTCAGCATCTCTGTGACATCTTTCGTTCCAAGAATCATAGCTTTTCCACCTCCAGAGTCAGATAACGATAGGGATAGATGGCAATTACCTTGTAATCCGGCTGATCCCCATTGATGCAGATGCCATCGTTTACGGAAATTGTCGGTCCGTCCGCCACTGCATACGAAAGTTTTCCATTCTTACCGGACTGCTCCGTGTATGCTCCCTCAACCCGAAGATTACGAATGTTCGGCAGACGTGGGCCATACATTTCTGTCTGGATCCGCCCGCCGGCAGCCCACATTTCCGCGCGGAAGGGAACGGCAGAACCATATTCGATGTAGGTTCCGCCCTCGTTATCCTTTTTCTGTTCAAGAGGACAGTGTTTCAGCTCCACCAGCCTGCTTCTTTTCAGCCTCAAATGTTTTCCCTCCTACTCTTGCCAGCCGGTACCGGTTCAGCACATCGTAGATCTGCTTTGGCGCGTCGTTGAAAGTGTAGCTTTCTCCGGATCCGGTGCGCGCCGCCTCTCCCTCGGTTCCCATCCGGTTCAGGGCGATGACTGCCAGATCCCGGACTGCCTTATCCAGGCCGGAAACGAGGTGGGTACGGTTCGTATAGGATAAAACGAAAGCCTCCGCATCCTCTAAGAGGATCTGCAGAAGCCCTTCGTCTTTCTCACCGGTCATTTTCTTCAGCTTTTCCAGTTCGGTCATTTCAGACCACATCCTTCAGGACTTCCTGCAGCTCCGCCTTTGTCAGCGCAGATGCACCAGAAATCCCCTTTTCTTTTGCAAGATTTTTTAATTCCTCGGCAGTCATCTCTGAAAGATCTTTTTTGTTGGAAACCTCTGGGCTTTGCATCTTAACAGCTTCTACTCTTGTAAATCCATCGTTCAGGAGCCGTTCTGCCTTGATCCCATCCGCTTCCCTCTCAACGTTTCCTTTTTTTAATCTCATTCCTTTGCCTCCCGAATATTTAAATAGATGGAATCCAGCTTGTTATCCAAAATCCATAAATCATGGAACCGACGGTAATCCATCTGCCATGCATCCATTTTCTGGTTTGTGTTCGGATCAAAAATTCGCATCTTATCCTGTTTGGTAATAGCGAGTGGTGTTGTTGCCGGGGAAATAAAGAAATTCAGGTCTTTTGCTGTAGTTCCCTTCTCATATCCGCCTTTTTCCTGTCCCGCTGCTTTACCATCGTTCACCTTGATTGCCGTATACATACGGTTGGATGGAGTTGGAATAATCGGTACTTTGTCCACAAACGGTACCATGGTATCAATTCCATTCTTCGAAAATGTTCCCATAGTAATTTTTCCCGCAAGTTCGAGTTCCAGCTCCAGAATAAAGTCAGACGTTGCCTGGCATACTAAGGCCCCGTTGTAGCCGTCTCTTACTGCTCTGATTCCTTCTTTCAACTTACGCAGTGCAGAAGTTCCAGTCGTTCCCGGCACATAGGCATATTCAATCATTCCAGCTTTATTCGCCGTGATCGTATCTGTTGCAAGCTTCGAAATACGGTATGCGTCGATTTCCGGTACAACCTGTGTTCTCTGAAACTCTCCCATTACAGCGGCCGCGGTTGTAACAAAATTATTTTCATTAATGTCCATCGAGTCCAACTGGAACTGACGACCACGATCCTGGGTCATCTTTTTGGTTTCATACTCTAAAGTAACAGACCCACGCTGATATCCATTGTCACGATCATAATCTCCCATTCCCTGCACGGTCATTTTCGGAATTTTTACTTCTGCTCCACCATTGTAAATGACCTGCCCTGCATTGGCATCCATCCAGCCGGTAGTTGCTTCCTGAACAGCTACTTTATCTAACATTTTCTGAAACAGTGTAGCTGTCGCTAATGTATTAACTGCCATATTTTTCACTCTCCTTTAAAATTTTCCCATCATCAGGTTATATACCTGCTGTTCCTGGGTTTTCTGTGGATCAGTTTCCGGTGCTTTTTTCGGCGGCTTCCCGCCTTTCAGTTTCTCCTCCACGGCAGTTTCTACTGCTTTCTGAAATACAGTTTTTACTTTCTCCATGGATTTTTTACAGGAATCTGCATCCGTGTAATTGAGTACCTCCGCCAGCTCCTGCGGCAATCCATCACTGGCAAGTGTATTCTTTGCCTCTGCCATCAGTTCTTTTCTGGTAATTGCCGCTTCTCTGTCGGAAAGCTCTTTTTCTTTCTTCTGCCGCTGATACTGCTCTTTCTCTTCTTTCGTCATTTTGGCAAGACGTTCTGCCTCAGACAGCTTGTCATCGGTCAGTGCCTGCCACTTTTCCTGTGCATTGGTCACTGCCGTATCGATCGCTTTCTGCACGCGGCGGTCAAATTCTGCCTGATTTCCTTCTCCTTTCAGAAAATCGTCAAATGACGGAAGTTCTGCTTCTCCCTGATCTGCTGCTCCGGCTCCGCCGCCATTGCCTCCATCGGCCCCAGCACCGTCTCCTGCTTCGCCTTCTGCGAAGATCTGCAGATTCATTGGGATTCTGCAATAAAAATATTTCTTTCTCATGGTTTTCGTGTCCTTTCCGCCCAGCCTATTCACTCTCGTGCCCGGGCCATTCGCTGTTGGATTTTCCCTGCTTCTTTAACGCCTGGCAGGAAAAAGGCATAAAAATAACACGCATTTCTGCGTGCATTGTTCGTTTGGAATTGCGCCGGCGCAATTAATCTTCGTGAGTAACTTTTACGCCCCACTCTGGAAGAAAATTGATTTCATAATGGTATTTATCTACATCAGCCCCGGAAATGTCTTCAACAACGTACATTGTATAATCATTGAGATAGACCAGATCCTTCTGGTATTTTCCCAGCCTTTGCAGAAATAAACCGTATGACACAAGCTCATGTTTTCAAGGGATTTTGCCAGAAAACACAGCGGTATCTGAACAACTCCGCGTTTTTCCATATTCTCATGGCTGTACCATTCGTCTGTGAAAAGCGTATTTACAACTTCAAATCCCTTTTCTTTCAAAGCTTTCATGGCTCTTTCTCTGGTTTCGATAATTTCTTCGTCTGTTTTGCCTCCCATAGGCTGACTCAGCATAGCTTTTTTCATTCTCAAATCCTCCTTTTTAAATTAGGTACAAAAATACCACCGGCCTCTCGACTGGTGGTATTATTCCTTTAACATCTCTGGTGTCCATTTAATGTTTTTTATGCGCTCTTTTTCTTTTTCAATGTCCTTATCGATTTCTTTAATCGTTCGTCCGCTATCGACAATCGGACCGTCATAATACTTGTCACCTGGTTTCATACCATATACCATAATCCTTTCCTAAACTTTTAATTGCTGCAAGATGTGCTTCTCTGTCATTAGAATACACTTTTTTGCCGGAATCATCAATCATTTTTTTGAACTTTTCGATTGTATCATCAATAATTCTCGCAGAAGCAAACTGGTCTGCACATCCATATGTATAAACACTGCCATTTGAGCATGCAACTATTCCGAAATGATAGCCTCGTTTAAATGCAGTTTCAAAATCACTTCCTGTCGGAGGTGTACCGTCTGGATGTGTATGCAGTCCTATTAGGTCTCCCTGATTATTTATCACGGCACTTCTAATACTCTCATTTGGTTTTACACCAAATGCTTCATCACTGGTGACGTTTTTCCCAAGAACAGTTCCTTTGCTTGCCGAAAGAATGTATAAATCTTCTCGGTTTGTACCATCTCGATGAATTAACCCTGCCTTTGCATACTTATATATGCCCTCATCTACAATAGAATTGCCTGTTATACCAGAAAACTTTCTTTTGTATTTATTTGATTCAATAGCATTTCTATCAATTTTGTACTCATCCTGTTTTGATATACGTTTATTGGAAATTCCTTTTTCATAAGTTCCATTTTTACTTGAAACATATTCTCGGTACCACTGCTGATAAGCCATATCCCCAGGCACTGTATATGTCTTTCCAGTAACCGGATCTCTTGCCCTTCGCCGCAGATTTCTCAGAATCTCATCTGAAAAATAAGAAATCGTCGTGCAGCGGCACCAGGGATGCATCGGAGGCATATTCACGCCGGACTTGGCATCTTTAACCGGAAATATCTTTCCATCCAGCGGCGCACAGTCTTCCTGACAGGTCCGCAGATCCAGCGTGGCAAGGTAAACGTATTTTTCTATGCCGCACTCCTCATATGACTGCAGATCTATCTGCCCAGTAATATAACTGCTTTCTGTCCGGATCAGGCGGCGGGCCTGGCTGCTACCCTGCGCAAATTTCTGCATGATGATCTCGGCCGTTTCCCGCTCTGTGCGACCGGTTACCAAGCTGACCAGCAGCTCTTCTTTCAACGTCTGCGCCAGCGCGCCGGTATTATTCCAGATTCGTGTGGAATAGTTCTTTCCTGACCATCTGCTTTTCAGCAGACGATCAATCATTTTCTGATCAACCTTAGCAAAAGAAAATCCATATCCTGAGCGCTGCTGAATGTCGAATATTGACTTGTAGTAGGCTTCCTCTGCCAGCGCCGCATAATGTGATGTGGAAAGGGCCAGCTCCTGCTGATATACATTCCGCATAATCTGGTCGAGCTGACTCTGGATCTGCTCCAGACGCTCGATTCTCGCCCGATATGCCGGAGCTTCAAGTTTCTGTATGAGTTGCTCCTTTTCGGTGTCTTTGGCACCATTCTGGAGCTTCTGCAGTAATTCCTGTATTGAAGCACGGTCCGTCATCTGATTCAGCAGGTCATAGGCCTCTCTTTCCGAAAGGTTATGTTTTGTCATATACTTCTCGAAAATACCATCAATTTCCTGATTCAGATACGCCGCTGCCTTTTGATAGAGCTTTGCCGCCTCATCTGCTGTTTCTTCGGCACTCTGCATATATTCCCACATTCTCTGCGCCGCGCGGTTCTTCCAATACTGCTCATTCCTTTTCGTCATGGCTTACATCATCCTCTGCGGATGCTTCCCCTGGCTGATCAGGCTTGGTATTTGGATCATTCCCGAACATTTTCTGTTGATTCTCAAGATTCTCCTGCGTTTCTTTTTCCAATGCATTTAATTCTTCATCCACATCTTCTACAAACGGAATCTGCGACAACAGCGTTCTCCTGCTGACTTTGCCCCACAAATTGGCCACAATCTGTGAAATTTCCAGCAGGTTCTTCGGCAGAGATCTTGTGAATACCATTGTAATCCCCTTTGGATCCACGTTCTTCTGATACAGAGACAGATAACCGCAAAACAGCCGGAGACGTTTTCGAAGTCCTTTTTTATAATATCGGGTCTTAATTTTTGTAATGTTCTCCATGCCCAATACTTTAAACTCCATTGCCACGCCGGAAACATTACCACCAAAGCTTTCATCCGTCATGCAGGGAATATGACTGAATTTATGAATATCCTGTTCGATTGCCTTTTTCAGCACTTCCACGCCAGTCTCATCGAATGTTCTGGTAAGATATTCTGCCTTGGCTCCATCCGGAACTTCCAGCACATTTCTCTTTTTCAGATGCTTCATCGCCGCCTCTGCGCCTTCTTTTTTCTCACCATTCTCATCTACTTCATCATCTGCAAGCAATGTTCCATAGATGGCAAGAATCGCATCAATAAACTGCTCCTTATCCGTGATACGATCGCTCATCAACGCATTGTAAGCATCAATAAGTGGAATCTGCAGTTCAAAATCACCAATACCAAGTTTATTATTCAAATACTCGATAATCGGAATCTCGCACATATAATGTTCCTGCGGCTCTTCTACGGTGATCTGCGGAGCGCTGCTGTCCTCGATATCCAGCTCGTACCGGTATCTTGACGTCAGTATGGTTGCCATGAAATGATCTGACGAAGTTCCAGAATCATCTTTTCTGACATAATAATAGACAGCAAAGAGTTCTCTCTCCTCGATGCTGTCATCTTTTACCATAAATGTATTTTCTGCCGAAAGGTTCTTCGTTACCAGATCATTTTCATTCTCTTTTATATATACGTATTCATACGCAAGCCCATAAATGGAAAGCTCCAGCCCATTGTCTCCGTCGGTTTCATCTGCTCCTGCAGTCTCCAGGGCATCCGTCAGGGCCTTGATATCTCCTTCTGCCTTATATGTTACTGGATTTCCAATAAAATAACTGCTGGCCGTATCAGAAATATCTTTTGCATGGTTACACACCAGTTTATTTTCACGATCCGCATCTGACAGAATTTCATGCTGCCCTTTGTAGTAGGCCATATTCTTCTGCATTCGCCCGACAATGCTGATATGCTTGGATATCAACTGGCGGATCATCTGCTTATCCGGTGCCCGCTCATCAAATTTTTCTCTTGGAACTGTAAATGTATACATTATTTTCACCTGCTTATCTCTCGAAGTCTTGCCACTTTACTGCTCAAAACAGTACTTACAAAATAGCGTACTGCATCGCATCCGTGATCATGCTGCTTTACCGGTTTGTCCTCTCCATGCTCAGCTGCTTTCTCGTCCCATATGTAAGAAGCAAATTCTTTGATTGTTTCCGTACAGGAGCTGGAAAATATCAGCATTTCCAGATTCAGCAGCATACCAACCAGCCGGATTCCGTCCAGCACATCATTATTTGCCTTAATTACTTTGTATCCGCGTTTTCGCAGTTCAGCAATAAAAGAAGCGGCCGACGGATCCACAATCATTGCTTTGATTCTGGTTCCATCCAGCCACTTTTTCAAATCATCTGCATATTCTGCATCCGTCTTCTGTTTACCCTTGTCTCTTCCGGAATAATAATACTCGCGGATGCAGTACCATTTTCCATCAATTCCTTTATTCCACAGCAGGAACACGGTCGCATTCTGTGTACCATAGTCGCAGGACACATAACGGTTTCCATTTACCAGTATCTGGAAAAACTCTTTGATGTTCTTTACGTGTTTTTCCGGATCGAACATATCATAAATGACGCCCTCTGCAGCCGCCCATAAGCCTAAAATATACCGCTTAAAGAAAACGCCAATATACATACTGCGGTATCTGGCTTTGATCTCCTCACTCAGAGACAGGTTGTCATCCATCGTAAAATGCAGATAGAGGATTTCTTTTAACCCCGGATCTTTTCCCTCTTCCGCGGCTTTCTTCCTGATCTGCTCCACCTGCTCTTTTCCAAGATATCCTGTGGATTTGTCAATCCAATTGGTTTTAAACCAGTGATATGGGCCGTCCGGGTTGCAGTTAAACCAAAACTTGGAACCTTCCACTGAGCATCGGCCGGTCGCCTGATTGACAAAGGATTCCGGCATCAGTGCAACCTCATCAAAGAACACACCAGCCAATGTAATACCCTGAATAAGATCCTGAGAACGTTCATCTTTACCGCCAAAGATGTAGAAATAATTTTCAATGCCATTCTTCCGCACAACTACCAGATTGTCTGCGCGGTGATCCGTGATAGAATAACCTCTTGACCGGAGCATGAGCTTCAACCAGAACAAAACATTTCGCCGGAAGGAGCCGATTGTCTTTCCACACATGGCAAAGTTCTGACCTGCAAAGCTGCTCATTGCCCACATAACAAAGGACAGCGACATGCTGACAGTCTTTCCTGATCGGATAGCTCCGTCTGCTATGATTCCATCCTTATCATGGACTGGCGAATCCTTGCACCACCAGGTAAGAACCTGCTTCTGTTTTCTGGAAAACGGCGAAAAATGGAATGTCTGGTCTTTCTGACAATTTTTAATGTTTCGCGTGAGATTCTGCAGCTTTGTTTTCAACGATGAGATCTTCTCATACACTCTCATCACCCCAGACTTCCTGCGCCACGGCATTCATCGCAGAAAGGAATCCATCATCGCCGGTTTCTTCCTGCTGAACATCCTGTTTGCTCATTTCAAATTCAAGCTGCATTGCTGCAAGTTCCAGCCGTGCATCGTCGTAACCAAATTTATGTAAAGCCTCAATGGCTCTCTGGCGCCGCGCCTGCACGCGAGTCAGGGCATCTTCTATGGACTGGATCTGTCCCAGAATTCCCTCATATTCTTTTAAGACAGTTGGTTTTCCTTTTTCAATTCCAGATCGATATCCGGTAACACTCATTCCCGCTGGAACTTGTTCTTCTGGCTCAATATTTTCATCGGCCGTCGGCTGCTCCATGTTCTTCAGCATCTCAATTCTTTTCAACATCCGCCGTTCCCGCACAGTCAATAGCTGAATTTCCTGCAGGAGCAACTGCTCCTTGTCCGGCGTCACAATTTCAGTCAACCGTTTTTCTTCTGGATCCAGACAATCAAAAAAGAGAGCTTCAAACTCTCCTGTCTTAATCGCATTCTTATTTCCCGGCGGTCCTGTTCCGCCATGCCCTTCGGCATTTTTGTTGCCCGGCTGACCGCCTTTCTTTTTTGCAACGTTGCGTTTATTTTTTTGCAACGTTGCATTATCCCAGTCATATCGATTCTTCCAGCTTCGAACCGTCCCTTCCGGAACTCCCAAAGTGCCGGCAATCTCTATTAATTTCAGACCTTTTGCATATAATTTTCTGGCCTGCTCCACCCGCTGATCCGGTGCTCTTGCCAAGCCTCACCACCTCTCATTCGTTTCGTTTTTGAGTATAAAAAAGGCAGTCTTTATGAAAGACCGCCCGCTGTACTATTTTACTTTTCCTTTTTTTCTATAAGCTTCATCAAGTCATCTGATAAGTAACTCACTTCCTGCTGTACTGGAAACACATCTTTAATCTCATTTGGAGCATCTATTGCAGAATAAAATTGCATTCCCTTGTCCATCCAATAGGCAAGCTTTTCAAGACTTCTTCCCGCTTTATCTTTCTCTTCTCCATCTTTTAATTCTCCAAGCTCCTGCTCCAACTCACTCACAGAATTTTGTGTTAAGATTTTGTTGGTTTTCTTGAACGCATCCAACACCTCGGCTGCTATTCCATTTTTTAATTCCAGTGATCGCAATGCTTCTTCCTGCATTTTTACAGTCGTTGCGTGTGATTTGATTTTTGCAGCAGCATCTACAAGTTTACCCAAATTAGATAATACAGTTGTTGCCGCTGCTCCTGCAATCAAAAAAGTTAACCATGTAGATCCAACATCGACAGAACCATATTTGATGCTCGCATCTTTTGAATTTAAATATGGACATTGACTTAATATAAAATTCAAGTCTGAAATACATCCTGCGAAATCATCCAAATTTTGAAATTCCGGCATTTTAATATCAAATCCATATTCTTTTTCTGCCACTTTTTGTGGATTTATAGCTTCATATGTTCGAATTATTGTCTTCATTGCAATAACTAGCTGTCTTTTATATTCCTTAAATGTGTCTGCCACCGTTTCGGTGATATCAAATTCATCCACATCACGATACATGATTGGAATTGATTCATACAGCTTTTGTACACTTTCACGCAATGGCGTTATCTTAGCCAGTTCATTTAAGATAATACTTTTTTCATTCCAACCTTCAATATATTTAACAGGCCCTGCTGTTATTACTTTAGATCCAATTTCCATATTTTGAACCGTTTCCAAATACATTTTACATGTATAATACATTCCATATAACCTCATTTTCATTTCCGCCTTTCCACAAAATCTTAAATCATAATATCTCATTTCTATTTTTTTTACAACAAAAAACGACCTGTTTTCAGATCGTCTTTTGTATCGCTGATTTTGTGGAAGTCTCCAGTCAATGGAGAGTTGGAACGGCAGGACTCGAACCTGCGCCCTTGTCGACTTATTCGACTGCTTCTTCCTTCTGAGCTACGTTCCAGTTGGTGCAGGGTACCAATCTGCACCGTGCATCATTCGGACTTTTTCCACGGGCTGATGCCGCCCAATCAGCGGCCAGGCTGTGACACCTGACCGCCGCTCAAAATACATGCAAGGAGATTTTTAGGAATGATCCCTTATCCATTCTCTGGCTCTTACACTATAGCATAGGTGCGATAGGAAAAAAAAGGAACTCTTTTTATGTTTCAAAATGAGCAAGCGCCTTCCCGTGAATCTTCGTAATGTTTCGAAGGCTGTACCCCATTCGCTCAGCGATCTGCTCCCACCGCAACCAGCGTATGTATCTCAGTCTCAAAACTGTTTTTTCGGTCTCATCTTGCATTGACTCGATTTTTCTAGTGATTTCCCGTCGAATCCGGATCCTCTTCTCCATCTGATCTTTCAGTTCTACCAATAATTCATCGAGCTGCGCCGCGTACGCCGATAAATCTCCACAGCTGCTCCCGTGCGGCATTCCGTCCTGGATCATGCCCGGAAACATCTTATCCATTCGCAGCTCATCAATCTCCTGCTGGATCTCCTTTTCCGCAATCACTGCGCCGTGATACCTTTTCAGATATTCTTTTTTCTTTTCGATCTCATCTTTCTTTTCATCTCTGTTCTGCTCCATCGGTCTCACCTCCTCGTTTTTTTATTTGTCGTCTACTTCTATCGCATATTCGAAAAGCCAACGAAGTGCTTTCAGAATTGTATCTTTCTTAATTCCGTTGTGCGTCGGCATATCCAACACGACCAAAATTGACCGAAGCTTTTCATCCTCGCTGTATTTATCGCTTTCAATTTGCTCAAAAACAGCATTTGCCTTTCCAACGTTTATTCCGTACTCCTTCATTTCTTTCTTCCTCTTCTGTGTTTTTCGTTCCAATCCTTTACTTACTGTTTTCGTAATTTTGTGTCCTTCTTGTAGTTGTTCCCAACTCACACCTCTCAGGTGCCAGAATCCTGTCTTATTTTTTTCTGTTAATCTTACCATGCTTTTCATTCCACTCCTTTAAGTATGTTTCTGTTCTTCCCATCTTTCTCACCTTTCCCCGGTTCGCTTAATTAATTTACTTAATGGTTCTTTATTCTCATATATGTTCCCTATAACCTTGACAGATTTTCCGGCATTATGATGATTGCATAAATGCCAAAGTGAAAATATTGTACTGTCTGTTTGCATACAATCCCCGGCAACAGCTCTGGCATAAAATCCGCAATGAGTTTCTCCGTATCTAACTTCCCACAACGTTGTTCCATCCGTTAGATAATCTCCCTCGAATACAAGCAATCCATTATTGTCGTACACTGCAGTGCTCTGCATTGTTTCATAGGTCTGTGAATATTTTAAAATAATATCTAATGTGTCAGTTCCATTTTCTCTACATTCAATATACGGAAATCTATAGAACATATGTTTATTAATTTTATCCCATATTCTGAGGCGAAATCTCTCCAGTTTTTCCATGCTCGCTCCTCCTTCATGCGCAAATTACTCAGCGCTTAAAACTCTCTTATTTCTTTTTATGTTTATAATTCCATTCTGTAAGATACCGCTCCTGCTCCGCATCCTCTTCCGGATCAGACTGTCGCTCCGGTCTGTTCAGTAACCATGCGGCACCGCCGAGCATAGCCGCGCACAATATTAAAATTCCAATTATTGCTCCCATGTCTCCTATCCTTTCGCCAAAATCTCAAGTCTTACCCGGTCCCATTCTTCCATCAGTTCTTGCGGATAATTATTTTCCTCGTTCTCAATATCCCTTTTTATTCTGCATATCCCGTTATCTCTCGCTACTCTTCCAACCGTACTTTCCGACACTCCTGTTCTGGCCACGATCGCTTTATACGTTTTTCCCTGCTGCAGCATTTCCAGAATCAAATTTTCCATCTCTTCCGGTATTCTTTTCATTTTCCTCTCCCCTCTGGCAACGTTCGCATCTTTGGCGCGAGCTTACCAATACTCCTTTTATTTTGTGTGCTTCCGGGCATCCTGGGTCAACATACACCGCGTACGTTCCGACGCTCTGCACGTGCTTGCATTTTTCGTAGTTCTCCATCTTCTTTTCCTCACAGATAATTTTTCCCGAAGATCTCCCGGAAACTTAATTCCGGGAAATTCTCTTCGAATGCTTTCTGCCCTTCCGCCTGCAGATATCGGTTCGCTTCTCCTGCCGGATCCTGATGCACTGCTCTGGCGGATGTCCGGTGACATTCCGGGCAGATGTAGACTTTCAGGCCATATTTCTCTGACAGATGCCGATTCGGGCCGCCGAAGATATGGTGTTCCTCTAACACCTGTTTCCAGCTATAATCCCCCCCTCTGGCGCAGAGGTAGCAAATCCGGCTCTCCTTGTTCTGCAGCAGGCTCTCTCTGTGCTTCTTTCTCTTCTTTCTCGTCTGCGGTTTCGGAAATAACATTTTTCTCTCTCCTCTCTGTTACCGGAACTGAATTTCATCTTCAACGCCCTCTGGAATATTCATAAATCCATTGTCATCCGTCTCCGGTTCTGTCTTTCTCTTTGGCGGTCTGGCCGCGCTCGCTCCCTTGCTCTCTACGAACTCCTGCTCCTCTACAACCACGTCTGTCTTGTAGACCTTCTGCCCGTCCCGATTGGTGTAGCTTCCGGTCTGAATCCGTCCGGTGATGGCGATCTTGATTCCCTGCTGCAGATATTTCTCTGCAAATTCCGCCTGCCGGCCAAACGCTACGCATCCGATGAAGTCCGCAGTCGCTCCTCCCTCTTTCTGAAATCGGCGATCCACTGCCAACGTATAGCGCGCCACCGCACTCTGCTCCGGTCCCTGTGTCCAGCGGATGTCCGGATCTCTGGTTAATCTTCCCATCAGCATCACTTTATTCATTTCTTTTCCCCTTTCTTTATTACCTTTGTATTTTTGATCCGGAACGCTCTTTGCGCTCCCGGCTCCGCATCTGTCTCAAGGATTCCATCGGCTACGAGCTCATCCATGTGTTTTTTCACCGTTTTTGCAGATATGCTCAGTTCGTCCGCTATCTCTTTGTAGCTCGGCGGATATACATGTTTCGAAATGTATCTGGCGATATATCGGTATATTTCTTCCTTGATCGCCGTACCCTCTCTTTTACAATACATTCACGTCCTCCATTCCATATCCCCGCTCATCGACCTTGCCTTTCAGCCATTCATAGAGACCCTCTCTGTTTCCCAGGATCTCTGCTGTCAGATTTTTATGCAGGTATTCCGCCACGCCCCACGCGGTCAGCGTATCAAGATACTCTTTTCGCTGCATCGTCTTTCCCAGTACATCAATGCTCTCCGTTCCCGGGTAATCCTCTGGAAGATTCATTTGCCCCGGCATCTGCTCCTCTGTCTCGGTTTGTGCGGTTTCCGTTGCGTTTTGCGTGCTTTCCGCTCCGTTTTCCGCAATTTCCGTCTCACTTTGCATTTTTTCTTCTGGTTTCCGCGGTTCTTCTAGTTGCTCTGTCTCATTTTTCTTTTGCGCTGCATTTTGGGACGTCTCTTTTTCTGACTTTTTCGGTGTCTCCGAAACCGGCTCCGCCTCTGTATTTACAGGGCTTTCCGGCTTTTTGATTTGCGCCGGCGCAATTGGTTTTGTCTCAACTTTTTCCTGCGGCTCTGTTTTGGAATGCTCTTCTTGTATTCTCTGT